TATTTGTTGAGATGATTGAAACTGGATTAAATTGCAAAGTTATTTGGCCAGAACGAATGGTTGATGGTGATTACAGTCAAATAATTGAAATGTTAAAATGGTTAGGGTTGGAATGGAACGATAGTATTATTCCTACTACAAAAAAATTATTGTGGAATAGTCCTCAAATGAAAGAAAGGAGCAAATAATATGGCAGCACGAGTAACGGCAACTGAAGTAAAAGAAATAATGGATAATTGCACTAAAACGGATGCGGTTATTAATGCATTTATAACTTCTGGGACTTTAATTATCGATGAAGTATTTGCAGGGGAAACTGTATTGGGTACAGACACACTAAAAGAGATTGAAAGATGGTTTGTGGCACACATGGTTGCTTCAACAGTAGATCGTCAAACTAGTGAAGAAAAATTGGGGGATGCTACAGTAAAGTACACAGGCAAATGGGGAGAAGGATTAAAAATGACTTCTTATGGTCAGATGGTTCTTTTACTTGATACAACCGGGAAAATGTCAAATATTGGTAAACAGGCAGCGAGTACGTATGCAGTTAAAAGTTTTGAGGATTAATTATGGGCATTGAAACAATGATAAAACGTAATTGCATTCAGACAGCAGTTTATTGGGCTCCTTTGGCAAATGATGGTCAGGGTGGAATGACGTATTATAATCCGGTCGAACTCGCGCCACCTAATGGTGTTCGTTGGGAAGATCGTAATGATTTAAACAGTGTAGTGATGGATAAAATGGGGCAAACAATATATTGTAATGCTGTTGTTTATTTATCCCAGGATGTTGAAGAACAAGGTTGGTTATACTTGGGAACTTTGGATGAATTATACGATAGTGCTGAAAGTAGTGCGGATGCAATATTAGATCCAAAAGTTATTGATTTTGCTTTTGAGATAAAGCGATTTGATAAACTTCCTGCATTAAAATCAACAACAGAATTTGTGAGAAGGGCTTATTTAGGATATAAAGGATATGCATAATGGGAAAACCTACAAATACACGAATTAAAGGATTTAATGAAGTAATGAGAAACTTAAATAGGGAAATTCGGAATATTGAAGGAAGAACTATGCAGGGTTTAATTGGTAGTGCTGCATATATTCGAGCAGATATGGAACATACACAGCCATTAATTCCTGTAGGCATTACTGGAAATTTACGAGCCTCTTGGTTTGTAACTCCTTATAAGGGTGCGAAAAAAACAATTGGATTGATTATGGGGTTTTCCGCCAATTATGCAGTATACGTGCATGAAATGATGGAAAGTTCTCTTGGTAATGCAATTAATTGGTCCCGACCTGGATCTGGTCCTAAATTTTTTGAATCTGCAATAAAAAGGAATGTGAATGTAATTTTAGGCATTATAAAAGCAACAGCACAAATTAAAAAATAATTATGAACGCTCCGTCGTATGATATCAAAGATATGTTAGAAGCTGAAAGTTCTTTAGGACTGGTTTATGCTGATGATCTATATATTGGCAAAGAACCACCGAAACCGGATAACTGCGTTACAATTTATGACACTCCTGGTTTTCCGGTTCAAGGAACTTTAGATAACGCAAGTTTTTATAATTCTCCATCTATTCAGATTCGGGTGCGAAATAGAAAGTACATAGATGGGATGAATTTAGCTCAGAGTATTATTGACTCACTCCACAACCGGGCACAAGGAATATGGAATGGGACTTTATATACTGTCATTCGATGTGTTAATGGCCCGTCACTATTAACTTGGGATGACAATCAAAATGTAATTATTATTACAAATTTTAATCTACAAAGGAGGTAAAAATGGCAAGTACAGCCGTAAGTGGTGTAGGTACATTATTTAGAAGATGGGATAGTTCTGAATGGCAGAATATTGCAGAAATAAATACAGTTACCGGCCCAGGTAGAAGTAGAGACACAATTGATGTAACATCTTTGCAAAGTACAGGGGGTTACAGAGAATTTATTGCTGGATTTCGTGATGCAGGAACAGTTGCTCTTGCAATGAATTTTACAAGGGATACGTATGAATTAATGAATGATGATTTTGAAGTTGATACACTCCAAAATTACGAAATTGTTCTTCCTGATCCAGAAAATACAACAATTGAGTTTGTTGGATTTGTAACTGAATTAGGTTTGGCTATTCCGACAGATGATAAAATCACTTCGGATGTGACTATTAAAATTTCCGGCAAGCCTGTTATTAATTCAGGCGCAAGTTCGGGTTTAACTTAAAGAAGTAACACTAATCAAGTGTTTTATTTATTATTTACAATTTAAAAATTAATCAAATGGGACTTTTAGGTAGAAAAAAATTATTGGAAAAAGAGAAACTTGAAGTAGTAAAAGTTGATCTTGGTAAAGATGAATCCGGTGAAGAAATTTTTGTTTATGTAAAACAAATGACAGGACGTGAACGAGATGTTTTTGAACGATCACTTACAAAAGAAAAAAGGGATATTAAAGGAAAAATAGTTGATTATGAGCAGAATCTTGAAGATTTTCGGGCAAAATTGGCTGTAAGAACTGTTTGTGATGAAAATGGTGTATTATTATTGGATGCTAAAGATTATCTTTTGCTTTCACAAAATATGAGTGCTGCAAAATTGGAAGTAATAATTAATAAAGCACAAGAATTAAATAAAATATCTACGGAAGATAAAGAGGCTTTAATAAAAAACTTAGAAGCCGACCCGGACGGCAATTTCAATTCCGGCTTTGCAGAGAACTTGGAATAGTTCACCCGGATAAATTGTTGGATCAGATAACTTCTGCCCAACTGAGTGAATGGGAAGCATACGATAAACTTGATCCAGTAGGGACTTGGCGAAGTGATTTTCAAATGGCGCAATTGATTTCTTTGATACATAATGTTGTAAATTCATTGTATTGTAAAAAAGGAAGTCAACCGATTATAACAAGTGCTTTAGATTTTATGCCAGATTGGGATGGTGAAGAGAAGAAACCTATTATTAAGAAAACATCTTCTGAAGAAATAAAACAGATTTTTGCTGGAATTGCAAAAGATTTTGAAAAAAATGAAAAACGAGAAAAATTATTAAAAGAGAGAAATTTAAAACCAAAATTGTTAAAACATTAAAATCGTTGCAGCACTAAGTCAAAAGCAATTTTGAAATCAAAACTGCTTATTTAAACAACGCAAAAATTGAAAAATGGTAACACAAGGAGTTAGTTTAGGATCATTATATATTTCTTTGGGAGCAAATACACTTGGGTTGGATTCCGCCAAAAAAGAAATTATCAATTTGAATAATATGATGCAAGCGCAGTCTGCTGTGTTAAATTCAAAATTGGATGGGGTGATGATTGCTGCAAGTAAATCAGCTACTACTACGGCAAAAATTACAACAAGTTCATTGCAAACTACAATGGGTTCATTGCAAACATCATTAGCTGCTGTAGGGGCAAGGATGCAAAATTTTGGCCGTTCTGCTACTATGTATTTAACTATTCCCATGGCATTGGCCGGAGGAGCTATTTTAAAGTCTGCAAAAGATTTTGAAATTGCAATGCAACATATTGTTGGTTTAGTTGGTGTTTCTCAAAATCAGGTAAATCAGTGGAGCAGGGATATTTTGTCTCTGTCCCCACAGATTGCCAGACCACCGAAGGAATTAGCTGAAGCTTTATATTTTGTAACATCATCAGGCTTTAAAGGGGCAGAAGCATTAGATATTGTAAAACAATCTGCAAAAGGTGCGGCTGCGGGTTTAGGGGAAACCCAAGCAATTGCTGATTTGGTTACTTCTGCTATGAATGCATATAAGAATTCAGGACTGACAGCAACACGAGCATTAGATGTATTGACTGCGGCAGTTCGTGAAGGTAAAGGAGAAGCGTCAATGTATGCAACCCAATTAGGTGATGTTATTCCTATTGCTTCCTTGCTTGGTGTTTCCTTTGATCAAGTTGCCGCTTCCATTGCTGCTGTTTCATTAACTGGACAGAATGTTAGTGAAACAGTAACAGGATTGCGACAAGTTCTGTTTGAAATATTAAAACCATCAAAGGAAGCAGAAGCATCATTACAAAGTATGGGAATAACTTTTGATTTTCTTCGGAATAATTTACAATCAAAAGGATTATTAAATACATTAGGGATTCTTAATGATTTAACTAAAAAGTATGGTATTACTGTTATGAGTGATGCTTTCCCAAATGTTCGGGCATTAACACACGCTTTGTCTCTGTTAGGTGATCGATATAAAGAAAATATTGGTTTATTTGATAGGGTAAATAAATCTTCCGGGGATATGAATAAAGCATTCCAATCTGTAACAAATACAATTGATTTTAAATACAATCAAGCAATGGCCAATGTAAAAGTTGGTTTAATTGAATTAGGAATGTCTATGAAAAGCGACATTATTCCTATTCTTGAGAGTATGGGTAACACTGTACGTGGATTGGTTAGTTGGTATACAAATTTAAATGATGTTCAAAGACAGTTAATTCTTTATACTGCTGGACTATTAGCTGTAATCGGTCCTTTATCTATTGTTATTAGTGTTTTAGCAAAAACAATGGGGAATTTAATAAATGTTGTGGGTGTTGCATTAAATATGTTTAAATACCTTCGTACAGTTCTCAGTACAAATATTTGGGGATTAGTTGCTGTTGGGATTATTGCTGCTATTACAGCTTTTGCTAAATGGAATTCTACTACAGATGCATTTAGTAAAATTCAAAAAAATGTAAATAATCAATTGAGTGATGAGATTTTTAAATTAAATGATGTTTTTAATAGATTAAAACAGACAAACATTAGTACCCAACAGCGAGCAGACACCATAAAAATAATTAATGATAGATATGGTCCTTATTTAAAGAATTTACTTACTGAAAAATCAACATTGCAAGATATTGAACAAGCACAAAAACAAGCTACAAATGCTATGGTTGCAAATGTTGCTATAAAGTCATACCGAGAAGCTTTAGAAAAAGAAATTGAATCAATTTCAAAGGCATTTGGTTCTTCATTTTCTGATTTTATATCAGGATTTACACAAACATACGGTGGTGATAGATTAGGGGAATTTATAACTAGGTTATTTGAAGGAGCAGATATAGCAAATAAAATGGGAAATACCACAGAAGTAATGTTAGGTATTTGGAATGATTATGTAGAAAAAATGTCAAAACGTACTGGGTATTTAAAATATAGTTTTGATGATTTTAGAAAAGCTTTTGAGGATTTTGTTGAAATAAAAGCTGAAAAAGGAGGTGTAGTAGATCAGATTAATGCTATTTTACACGCGTACGAAAAATTAGTTCCCATTCAAAAAGAGGCAGCAAAAAATAAAACAACAACATCACCTACTTTTGATCCAGAATCAATGAAAGAAATTAGTAAGATTATGAATGAGTTTCGTGAAAAGGAAAAATCAATGATTTTAATGAATCAATTGATGGGTTCTTCTTTTACTACTTCTGAGGAAAAGGCAAAGTTATATATGGACACATTAGAAAAATTAGGAGAGAAGGGTGTAACACCATTAAATTCTAATGTTCAAATGTTGATGGTAAAAATAAGAAGTTTAAATGTAGTTAATTCAGAATTTGTAAAGAACATGATGAATTCTGCTGCTGCATCTCGATCAGCAGAACAATATTTAGGAAAATTTAATGAAACAGGATATAAAACAGCATTAGTTGGTGAAAATTTACAAAAAGAATTAGGATTAATTGCATATAAAAGTTCTTTTATGGGAGATGCGTTTGATATGAATCAAGCAAAAATTGAATCCTATAAATCTGCTTTAGAGGAATTATATAATTTATCTTTACTCGATCCATTGAATGCTGTAGCAAATGCAGAAAAAGCAAAAAAATATATTGAAGTTTTACAACAACTTATGGAAGTTGAAAAAAAGGAAACATTGGCCACCCGTGCAAGTAAAGAAATGAAAGATTTATACACTTCTGCAATTCAAGGAAGTATATTGAGTATTAATGGATTTGTAAATGCTTTAAGGGAAGCTGTTATAGCAATGATTGCCACATATATTGCAGAAGCAGTTGCAGCGAATGTTGCAAATGCAGTTAAAAAATCAAAAACGTGGTGGGGTGCAATTTTAGCGGGTGCTGCGGCTGCGGCTGCTACAACAGCATTATTCAAAGCTGTTGTTCCTAAATTTGCAGAAGGAGGAACTGTCCCACCTGGGTATCCTAATGATACGTATCCTGCATTTTTAACTTCGGGCGAAAAAGTAATCCCCCCACAAAAATTAAATAGTATGGAAAGGCAATCTGATTGGAGTGGAGAGGTTGTATTTAAAATTGGGGAGAATGAATTGGTTGGGGTATTAAAGAAATGGAACAATAAAAATTCTTTATATTAAAATTATGGCTTACGGATTAAAGTATCAATCAAATTTTTATAATTTTTTTCAAAAATTAATTAGTGTAAAAATTTATAAAGATGGGTATGCCAGTACTGTTATTGATGTGCGAACACAATCAGTAATTATGGAAGTTAATTATCAAGATGAGAATACACCAATTGTGGGAACAGGGGTAAAAATTAATATTATAAATAATACAAATGATTTTACTTATTTTGATGATTTATTGTTGTCATTGGAACAACAATTTAAGTGTGTAATTGAATATGATAATGTTATTATTTATGAGGGTTTTACAATATGTGATATAAATGAACAACAATTTTTACCTTATTCTATTATCACATTGCAATTCACAAATTATTTACGTAGGTTAGAAGATAATTATTTATCTGATTTTGAAAATCAAAGAATAATTAGAAGAATGTTGGCTAATGTGCATAGTGCATTAGGTGCTACTGGATTGGAATATTCATTGTATATTAATTCTACATTATTTGAGGATACTATGACTATTTCTGATTCTGAAAGTTTTTTACATCAAACATGGATTGAGAATGATATTTTTCATAGTAATTTATTAGAATGGGATGATACGTACACAGCGTTAAATAAAATGTTACAACCATTTAATGCTTTTTTATATTCGTATGGACAAAAATGGATTATTGAAAGATATGGTGATTTTGGTACAACACACGATTGGGTTTATTATACACATGATTCTT